CCAACACTGCGCAAACCTTTGGGCCATATGGCGAGGCTCGCACCATTCGCATCCAGAACCGAAATGCAACGGTTGAATATGACGTTGGTGCAAGCCCACAACTGCGCAGCTTCCCAGCCTTGGTGCTGGGAAGTCCTGCACCAGTTAGCCTGGTGCAACCAGCTGCAACCTTTACCACCCTGACCTACGCCGACAACGCAGGCGACGTTAAGCTGGTCAGCGCAGGCGTGCATGGACTCACGAACGCAGTGTCTCAAGGCCAAGACGTCTACATCACATGGACTGGCGGCACAGCCACCACAGGCTTCTATGAAGTGCTGGACGCTGACACAGACACCGAGGAAGTCACCATCGATTTGCCCTACGTCGCATCCACCGTCACCATCAGCATCGCAGCCCCTGGCGTGGTCACATGGACTGGCCACGGCTTGTCAGTCAATGACACGATCCGCTTCACCACCACAGGCGCATTGCCAACTGGCTTGGCCATCAATACCACCTACTACGTCAAAACAGTGCTTTCAGCCAACACCTTCACCGTCTCAACCTCGGCAGGCGGAGCACCAGTTACAACCAGCGGAACACAGTCCGGCACTCAGACAGCCCTTGTTTGGTACGGCACAGCAGTCGTTGCCGTGGCCAACACCGAGGTTACAGTCGCAACAGTGACAGTGCCAGGCTGGGCCATGGGCACTGGTGGAGGTATGGAAATTGACGCTTTGTTCAGCCTGACCAACAACGCCACCGTCAAGACATTGGGCATGACCTACGGCGGCGGCGTTCTACTGGCAGCAGCAGCAGCCAACAACGCAAGCGCCTGCGTGCAAAAGCTCATGTGCAACCGTGGCGGGTCGCAAGTGGTCACAAACTCAGCCACAGCAGTCGGCCATGGTCTGTCCACAGGTGCAAACGTGTTCTTGACCGTGGACACCACCGTAGACCAGACTTTCGCCATCACGGTCAAGCCAGCAACGGCCAACAACCTGATGCGTCTGGAAGCCTACAAGCTGCACATCAGCTTCTGACCATGGCCACCAAAGACACCAGACTGGCACGCGCAGGCGTCGAGGGCTACAACAAGCCCAAGCGCACGCCTTCGCACCCTACAAAGTCACACGTCGTGGTGGCCAAGTCTGGTGACGAAGTGAAAACTATTCGCTTTGGTCAGCAAGGCGTTTCCGGATCTCCAGACGGTTCTAAACGAAATGAATCATTCAAGGCTAGGCACGCTGAGAACATCGCCAAGGGCAAGATGAGCGCAGCATATTGGGCCAACAAGGTTAAGTGGTAAACCATGCAAATTCCTATTTTGTCGGGGATCTACGCTGACAGCACACCAGAGCTGCGGACAAGCTATCCCGTCAACTTTGTGCCAGTGCCAAAGCAATCAGGCATCAGCGCCGGGTTTCTTCGCCCCGGTGACGGTCTTGTGGCCAACGGCACAGGCCCAGGCATTGACCGCGGCGGCATCAATTGGCAAGGCAATTTGTATCGGGTAATGGGCACGAAGCTGGTGGAGATTGACAGCGCAGGCACGGTAACGGAATTGGGTGATGTTGGTGGTCCGACAACAGAACTGGTGACGTTTGACTACAGTTTTGACTTGCTGGCGATTGCATCCGGTGGGCGGCTGTACTACTGGAGTGGGACAACACTCACGCAAGTGACTGACCCTGACCTTGGCGTGGTGCTTGATGTGGTTTGGGTGGATGGCTACTTTATGACCACCGATGGCGAGTTCTTGGTTGTCACAGAGTTGACTAACCCGCTTGATGTAAACCCACTGAAGTACGGAAGTTCAGAGGTAGACCCTGATCCGGTAGTGGCTTTGCTCAAGCTGCGAAACGAGATCTATGCGCTGAACAGAAACACCGTGGAAGTGTTCGACAACGTGGGCGGCGAGTTATTCCCATTCGCTCGGATTGATGGCGCACAGCTACAAAAAGGCGTTGTCGGCACACAAGCCTGTTGCGTCTACATCGAGCGCATTGCATTCTTGGGCAGTGGCCGAAACGAAGCACCAGGCATCTACCTCGGCGCAGCAGCCACCACACAGAAAATCAGCACGCAAGAAATTGACAACCTGTTGCTGAACTACAGCGAATCGCAGCTGGCCCTGGTCAAGCTGGAAGCACGCAACGACAAGGCGCATCAGCACCTGTACGTTCATCTGCCAGACCGCACTATCGTTTATGACGCAGCGGCATCGCAGGCACTAGAAGATCAAGTCTGGTTTACGCTCACCACCACCTTGTCAGGCTTTGCTCAATACCGTGCCAGAAACATGGTTTGGGTCTACGACAAATGGATGATTGGAGATCCACAGTCCAGTAACATCGGCTATTTTGTGCAAGACACAGGCCATCATTGGAGTCAGCAGGTGCGTTGGGAATTCGGTACGCTCATCGTCTACAACGAAAGCAACGGCGCAATCTTCAACGAGCTAGAACTGGTCAGTCTCACCGGCTCTGTGGCCGTTGGTAAGAATCCGCAGATCAGCACCAGCTACAGCGTTGACGGCAAGGCCTACAGCCAGGACCGCAGCATCAGCGTCGGCACGATAGGCTCAAACAAGCGCTTGGCATGGTTCCAGCAGGGGCATATGCGTAACTGGCGCATCCAGCGATTTCGCGGCGATAGTGATGCTCACCTGTCATTCATGCGACTGGAAGCACAACTTGAAGCATTGGCCTACTGATGGCAACCGCGCCTATCTCTCGCCGGCTTAATCTCACCCGCGATCAGCTTGCGGCGTTTCTGACCGACCAGCAGCAGATCAGACAGTTTGAATTGCTGTTTTCCACGGTTGACACCTTGCAAGTCATCGTCGGGACTGATTTTGAGTATCAGGCAGACACGGCAGCTGCAAATGCAAACAACGCACTAGCGCAGATTAGCGCACTCGGTCAAGATGCAGCAGTCAGCGCAGCAATCATTGATGGCAAGACCACCCTAGCACTGGATCAGATTGCAACCTTGGCGCAAGAAACGTCTGTCAGCATCGCGTCAGCCGAGAACAAAGTCAATCAGGCAATGGCCCTAATCGCTCAACTGACAGCCGCGGTTGAAGGGCTACAGATGACCCCAGCCCCGCGAGAGTTCAAGCGCAGCCGTTACGGATCGTTCCACGATACGACAACGCAGGTAGCCACGGTTATCAACACGGCCAAAGCCATCACGTTCAACACAACTGATCTAAGCCAAGGTGTGTTTTTGTCGACTACATCAAGGGTAATGGTAGACACAGAAGGCGTTTACAACTTCGACACATCATTTCAGCTTGATAAAACTGCTGGTGGCACAGGAATATTCGACTTTTGGTTTCGGTTAAATGGTGTGGATGTAACAGACAGCACTAGCAGAATCAGAGTTCAGGGCAACAATGCCGAAGTTTTTTCATCGCTAAATTATTTCTTTGATCTCAAAGCAAATGACTATGTTGAACTGATGTTTTCCGTTGATGATCTCAGCGTCGAAATTACTGCCTTTCCAGCGGCAGCACCGCATCCAGGCATTCCATCCATCATTCTCACAGTCAACAATATCGGAGGTATCCAATGAGCGTATCAATTAAGGTGCTGATTCCAGCAAAACAGGCAGAGAACGCACAAACAACACAGTACACGGCCACCAACTGCAAGGCTTTGATTGACAAGTTCACCGCCACCAACACCAGCGCGGCCAATGTCACGATCAGCGTCAACCTGGTGACCGCAGCAGGCAGCGCAGCCACATCCAACCTGATCGTGGATGCTCGCAGCATTGCACCGGATGAGACTTACACCTTCCCCGAGTTGGTTGGACAGGCGCTTGAACAAAGCGGATTCATCAGCACGATTGCCGGCGCAGCCACATCATTGACCATTCGCGCATCAGGCCGCGAAATCACGTAGGACACACCATGAAACAATTTATGATGATTCCGAAGGGCTTCGCCGGCCTGCCGATGGAAGATGAATTTATCACCAACGCAGAGAACAAAAAGAACTACGCCATCGCGGTCCAAGATTGGAACTACGGACCCGAAGTGCCGACCAACGAGCCAGGCGCAAACAAACCGTTCTATGTAGGTCTGGCAGAGGCCATGCAGTGCAACGAAAAGGACGCACGGCGCAAGCATTGCTCCAATTGCGAGTATTACGACAACACCTTTATGACCCAGGTGAAGATCGAGCGCATCCCGCTTGCCACTTACGACAAGGGCGCAGGGTTCAGGGGTCACTGCGAAAAGCTGAACTTTATCTGCAACGATATGCGCGTTTGCCAGGCGTGGGAAGAACGCGAATCCGAGATGGATTGAATATGTGCGAAAATTCCACTGCTGAGTTATGGCATCCAGCGGCCTGCCCTTAACAGGAGTTGTGCATGACAGATTGGCTCAAAGAGAACCTGCAAAGGATTCTGCCAGCGCCAGCCGTTGATTGGCTACTCATGCTGTATGAGGCCATCCAGGTCTTTGACGATGTGGCAGACGGCGATACGGTAAAGCGCGAAGATCTCAATTCGGTGATTTGGAATACCCTGGTTGGTATGAATCAGAATTCATTCTGGATTGCCAATTCTCACAATTTAGCGCCAGTTGTTGCCACCGCGATTTTGAAATGGCAGGCATCAGATCACGTTGAACGCACTGGAAAAGCAGATGCTAAGTCGTTTGTTTGGCGTGCTGGGTACTACGATGTAGTTCTAATGGCGGTTGCACTGTGTTACGGCACACAAGAAGCGACCAAGATCGCGCATGAAATTATGGCGTTGTACGGTGAAAAACTTGAAGATTACATGAAGGAGTTTGATCATGCCTGATCCGATAACAGCCCTAACGGTGGGAGGCGGTCTAATTGGCAGTCAAATGACGTCAAGCGCCACCAGGAGCGCAGCAGATACGCAAGCAGGCGCAGCCCAGGCTGGCATTGATGAGCAACGTAGGCAGAATGAAGTTGTCCAGCAGTTGCTTGCGCCTTACGTCCAGGCTGGCGGCGGAGCGCTCGGGGCTTATGCACCATACCAACAAGCTGGCGCCGGTGCATTGCCAACACTCCAACAATACGCACAGGCTGGCGCACCAGCACTTGAGCAGCAGCAGGCGTTGATCGGCCTCAGAGGGCCAGAAGCACAGCGCCAAGCCATTGCAGGCATTAGTGGCGGCGAGCAATTCAAAGCCCTGACCGAGCAAGGCGAGGGAGCATTGTTGTCAGGGGCATCAGCCACAGGTGGCTTGCGTGGCGGAAATCTTCAAGGCGCACTTGCACAATTCAGGCCACAACTGCTAAACGAATTGATCAACCAGCAATATGGCAGGCTTGGTGGTTTGGCAGCAACAGGCGGCACGGTAGCGCAAAACCTGGCATCGAGTGGCCTGAGTGCAACGGGCGAACTTGCAAGAATTGGCCAGGCATCAGCGGCTGGTGTTGGTACGGCTGGATCGCAAACCGGCGCAAACATTGCCAATCTTTTGGGTCAGCAAGGCGCAGCGCAAGCTGGTGGCATTATGGGACAAAGCCAAGCGTTTAATTTCCCTGGTATGTTTGGCACTATTGCCAGAGGCCTGCCAACTTTCGCGCCGGCCGTTAGTGACAACGGGTACAGCATCGGCCAGGGCAGCGCTTATGGCGGTCAACGGGCAGGGTTTTAATCATGGTTCAACCAATCAATTACCTTCAAAACGTCCAAGACCCGTTTGCACAGGCCGTGCAGGGTTTACAGCTTGGCACTGGCATTGCCAACATCTACGCGCAGCGCGAAGCA